ACATGATTATTTGGTAGATTTTTCAAAAGAAGTTCCAGGCTATCTGAATAATTCTAAACTTATTAAAGCGTTGGCTACGGATCCAGAAGCCATTCAACACTTTGTTCCTGAACAATCCTATCAAGCCCTGAAGGCGTATCAGAAGTTATTTGCCTAAGATTGCAAGAACAATCTTCCAATTCTCTAACTGCGTCGCATGGTGACGATCATTTTCAATCTTCATTCGATCACTTACCACTTGAAGATTTATACTTTTCAATTTTGCAAAAAGATCAGCCGGTGAATCCCAATAAATAACATTTTCTTTTGTATTAAAATAGGCATATTGGAGCCAATACTCTTTATCCTCCTGTTTGAGGGAGTTAGGACTGTAGCGATGAGGAGAGTCTGGGTGAGGAATATCAATCCGTTCCATCTCTTCCAACGGTCCATACAATGGAAAAATACTTACATCATTCATCAACCCAGTTTCCATGAGAAGACGAATGGTAGGAACAAACATAGGAATATTTGATTCGTAGAGTTCAATCATAGAAATGGAAAAGACGGAATAGGGAAAGAGAACGGTAGCCGGATGATTCATTAGATCATAATAAGTATATTTGGGATAAATGTCTTTGACACTGCTAAATTTAAACTCTCCTTTCGCCAGTTCATTCATTTGCGCCACGGAGGCAAAGGGAAGAACAGAGGTAGCATGAACGGGCGAAATAAGAATCTCTTTGCGAGTTGGTTTGTAAACCAAGTCGCGAGGAAGATGAAAACAGGCCACCTCTAGTTGAATCGGTGTAATTCCAGTATAATGTTTAATATATTCAGTATCATAGTTGGACATGGAGCAGAGAAGAATTTCTTTTTTCTCTACACGTTCCATCAAGTCTTTTACAAAAGTGGGATCGTGGCGAGTATGAATATGAAGACGATGGCCGCAATTCAAAATCTTTGGTTTCTTGAATGCTGTATTCTTGTAGAGATCAATGGCTTTGGGAGGGAAGCTGACGACGACGGTATCAAACTCTCCTACCGACTCCAACACGGGTTGAATGTTCTCAGCTCGAATAATTTGTTTTGAAAGGGGGGTGAGATCTTGCTTTTTAGCGTCTTCAATCAGAAATTGATGACCCGAAAAACTATTAATGACAGCGGTATGGCCGAGCTCGGTAAGGAGAGCCTGTTGCCACAGTTGGCAACCGGCATGGTAGTCGCTGATCAAGACCTTCATCCGAACCGATATATAATGTAAGAGGGGACGGGAAGTTTAAATACTTCGTGCATCTTTGCTAAAAATGCCTGAATTACAGGTGGAATAAAGGCGAGATAGGGTTCTAGTGAAAAGTAGTGGAGATATCCAAACAATTTTTCGGCCATATCAGGTTCATAGCAACGACAGGAGCAAAGCATTTGACAATATAAAAACGTATCTTTATTGGAATGATTCACCATGTTAGAGTTGAGACAAGATTGATCCAATAGTTTCCAAGAAAGGGATGTTTTTACAAGATGCTGATTGGTAACGAGTTGATCATGACTTCCGTCTCGGAGAACTTCTTCACGAACTCCTTCCCAAAATTTGCAAACCTCCTCTGTACATTTCAAAAGAATCAAACCAATGTTTGCACGAGGATCGGTAAATGTTTCTTGAAGAAAGTACATATTGTTTCCTTCTTTGATGGATTCATTCAACTTGTCAGCAATACCAGGCCTTGCATAAATATCTGCATCACTAAAGACAATGTACTGTCCTTTGTGTTCTGTAAGACGTAGACGTTCCAGTAATAGATCAAGTTTCAGAACACAGCCGGACCAATGATGTTGCCCCTTGGCCTTGTAGAGTTCTTTATCAAAGTGGGATTGATCGAGATAGATCGGATGGAGCTGCACGTCCTTGTCCGTAAAGGTGGATTGAATAATTCGATGAAAGACTTCAAATTTGGGACTCCACATATAATACCAGGACAAAGGCGACATTTCTTACTCTGAATTTTATTTTATTACTACTTTACCGCTTTTCACTGATTGGATACCAAGCAAAGAAAAGAACTAAATGCAAAGTTGCATATCATTTTATTTATGGGTCCGTAGGAAGTAGAGGGGGAGTACAACCCGAAGTACCATTGCTATAATATGGATAGTATCTATCCTTGATTTTGCATTCCTGCATGTCCCCCTCTAAGAGTGTATATTTCATAAATCATATTTATACGCATAAAGAAATTAAATATAGAATAGGTAGAGATGACGACACCGACAGAACGTTCGTACAATCCCTGGAATCTCGCCAATCGGGTTATACCCGATGGCGAGATTACACGTATATTGACCACGTATGGACTCAAAGAAAAACCGGCTAGTATGGATTTATTTCGTCAGGCCTGTATTCATCGAAGTTATGTAGATCGTCCAGAAGGGCCTTTGAGTTCTACAGAAGAGGTGGTTGTAGTCGTACCACGACCGGAGGGATGTATGCCTCTTTGTACAGCGGACAATGAAGCGATTGAATTTGTAGGAGATTCCCTCTTAGGATGTGTAATAGCTTTGTATCTTCATGAACGATATCCAGAAGCGGATGAAGGGTTTTTGACACGGTTACGAACTCGTTTAGTAAACAATAAATCATTAGGTGAATTAGCTACACTCATAGGATTTGGAAAATGGATTGTATTGAGTCGACATGTAGAACAGATGTGCAATGGACGAAAGAATTTAAGGATATTAGGATCCATGTTAGAGGCGTGGGTAGGGGCTATTTATTTGGATGCTGTGAAGAAGGATGCAGGAATTGCTTTTAAAAAGGTGCAAACTTGGTTGATTACTTTATTTGAAAAGGAAATTGATTTTACATCGTTGATTGCAGAGGATAATAATTTTAAAGATCAGCTATTGCGATTGTATCATTCTAGATTTCATCAACCGCCTAAGTACAAAGAAGTTGCAATTGTAGGACCCTTGCACGATCGTACCTTTACCATGGGGGTATTGAATCCAGATGGAAGCGTATTGGTAACTGCTACGTCTCGTAACAAACGAGTGGCAGAACAGGAAGCGTCACGATTAGCATTACAGATGTTAGAGGTGGAGGAATAGTTTATAGATTGTTATGTAGAGTACTTTATAGCCAGTTTTATCTATCCTTTTTAGAATGCCGTTTGTTACTTGCGACTACGTCGCAAGTAACAAACTCAGATTCTAATTATGGGGAGGATAATTTGCGAAGCAAATTATCCTCCCCATAATTAGAATGCCGCCGCCTAGATTCAAGGCACCTCTTGCACGGGATAAGATGATTGTAGCACCCGATCCACCAGAACTAGCCAATATGTTAGAGACCTATACGGCAGTACAACCCATTGGACAAGAAGTCAAGGCAGAAGCACCAGAAGCACCAGAAGCGAAGGAAGCACCAGAAACGAATGAAGCAAAGGTAGCAAAGGAAGCACCAGAAGCGAAGGTAGCACCAGAAGCGAAGGTAGCACCAGAAGCGAAGGAAGCACCAGAAACGAATGAAGCAAAGGTAGCAAAGGAAGCACCAGAAGCGAAGGTAGCACCAGAAGCGAAGAAAACCAAGAAAGCGACCAATGCAAACAATACTGTAACACCTGAACCAGCACCAATTATTCCTACTATAAGTACAACTGCCCCTTCCACGGATTTGGTGGAATTAGAATCAAAAATTAAAAAGGAGATTGAAAAGGACACAGTGGGTGTAAAACTTACAACCACGGTTCCCACGACTCGTCGTGCGTTTGCCAATTTTATGTTGCAGACCTTTCGGTCCTATTATTTGAAAGAGCGTCCCAAAGAATTTGATCCCAAGGCCTGTGAAGCCATCAAGTCCGCATCCAAAGGGGAACAGAAGGCCTTCAAGTATCAACAGTTAATTCGAGATTACATGCAACGAGCCTCTCCCTTTCGTGGAATCTTAGTCAATCATGGGTTAGGAAGTGGAAAGAGTTGCACTTCTATTGCAGCCATGGAAGCTCTGATGTCAACGGGTCCAGTTATTATTATGACACCTGCTTCTTTGCGTCCCAACTATATTTCAGAAATTCAAAAATGCGGACCTTTTCTTTTCAGAACCAACAATTTTTGGGAATTTATAGCAGTTCCTTCTACTAAAGAAATTACACCAGAAGTAGCCTTTTTGTTAAATGTAATTAAATTATCTCGTATGTTGATTGAACGGAGAAAAGGAGCGTGGGTTCCCATTCCAGACAAACCCTCTAATTTTGAGACGTTATCAGGATCCGATCAGGATGAAATTAGAAATCAAATTGAAGAACATATTGAAGAACGATTTCAATTTATAAATTACAATGGATTGCGAAGTGAAACGGTGCGAGAATGGGCCTGTACTACGCCTCGTATGTTTGATGGTGCTACGGTGATTATTGATGAAGTCCATAATATGATTCGTATGATAAATAATAGTAATTTGGAAAATATATATAATGATCCTAAAAAACCAGAATCTCATTCCTATCCCAAAGCTGCAGCTAATTATATCCCTGCGTATTGTAAAGTTCCTAAAAAATATAGTCCTGCTTATCTATTGTATCGAATGATAGGAAATGCAGTGGGAGCCAAGATCATTGCTTTATCGGCAACCCCTATTATTAATTTTCCTCAAGAGGTAGGCATTTTAGCAAATTTATTAGGAGGAGATATACGAATTATTAAAACCTCAATTCCCATTTCTGAAAAAGACAATGCAATTCGAGTGTTAGAAGCGCATCCAGAGATTGATTTTGTTGAAGTTGTATCCGGCCAGGAAGGAGGAGCTGCTGAAATTAATGTAACTCCTATTTCAAGTGGATTTAAGAAAGTACCAGAAGGACTTGTACGAGAGGAAACCTTGGCAGGAGAGGAGGAGGAAATTAGCCGAGAACGAGATTTACCAGCCTTGTTTGAACGATTAAAAAAGGATCTTCCCTCCTTGGGTCCCCCTGTATTTACTTGCACGACGCGATTACCTGACCTACCAGAACAGTTTCAAGAACTTTTTATAGATCCTATTAAATTAGAAGTGAAACAAACTCGTAAATTTGTTCTCATGTCTCGATTATCAGGACTTATTTCTTATTACAAAGGTGAAGATCCTAATATGATGGCAAAAGCAAATCCTGATACAATTTTTGAATTAGATATGAGTAATTTACAATTGGGAGCTTATACAGAAATTCGTAAACAGGAAATAGATCAAGAAGGAAGGCAGTTTTCCTCAGCAGTAGGAGGATCTCAAATGTATTCTTTAATTACTAAAAAAGTAAGTGCTACTTTTAAAATCTTTAGTCGAGCCGTTTGTAATTTTGCATTTCCAGAAGATATGACTCGACCCCGTCCCACTCATGCAAAAAAATTAGTAGATGTAGAATCTGCAGAAGCAGAACCAGAGGAAGAAACCGAGCCAGAAGAAGAAACTACCTATGAAGATAAAATTCAAACTGCTATTACTACATTTAAGGAAAAGAAAGATATTTATTTCGCAAAAGGAAAATTAGAACTTTATAGTCCCAAATATCAAAAAATACTGGATACACTTCTTCCCTCCCCTGGCCCCGTCTTGATCTATACTCAATTCAAGACGTTAGAGGGCGTTACATTATTTACAATGGCCTTAGAACAGCAACAAAATTATGGTTCGATGGATATTGAAACAGATGGAAAAGGAACATGGCATCTCAAAGAATCTACTAAAATAGGTGGAAAACGTCCTCGCTACATCCAATATACTGGAAATGTAAACAAAGAGAAACGAGATATTTTAAAAGCTATTTTTAATGCAGAATGGTCTAAAGTACCATCTTCCCTGGCAGAAGAAGTAAAAGCCTTGGTAGGACAAGATCATAATCGTGATGGAGCCATTGTAAAAGTCTTTCTAATTACTCAATCTGGTGCAGAAGGAATCTCATTAAGTAATGTTCGGCAAGTCCATATAATGGAACCTTACTGGAACAAAGTGCGCACCGATCAAGTAAAAGGTCGTGCTATTCGTATCTGCTCTCATGCCGATCTCCCCCCTGAAGATCGCGTAGTAGATACCTATTTCTATATTATGAAATTTAGTAAAGAACAATTAGACAAAGGAACCGTTATCCAAACCTTTAAAATTAAAGATAAATCCCTTACCACAGATCAAACTATTTTAAAAATTGCAGAATCAAAAGAACACCTCAATACATCCCTGTTAGATGTCATGAAAGCCTCTGCAATCGATTGCGAATTAAATAAAAAAGAAAATGGATTTACTCAAGCTTGTTACTGGTTTCCTCAAGATAAAGATCATCCTACCACTATGACAAAAAGTATGAAATATCTGTTTCATCCCCTCCTGGAAAAAGATATCGCAATTCAAGAATCTTCCATTAAAGCTGTTTAGCTCTCTTTTCCGCCAATCGAGCACTTCGTCGAAGGGGTGCTACAGGTTCTGCAGCCACTACTTCTTCAGATCTACAATACTCTTTTCCAATTTTATGACCAATGTCATAACAGATTGTAAAAGGAATAACTGCTGAAATACATAGCGTTATACAAAAATTTTTTACGTATTGATCCATTCGATCATCAATAGATTGCTTGTTAGGTTGGTTCCATACAGTATTTAAATAATTAAAAGCCGCAAATGTAACTATAAGCATTTTATAAGATATATACTACTTTCTTTATATCCTTCTACGTTTTCGAGTAGAAGAAGCTCCAAAGGGATACACTTTTTGAGTATCATTTTGAGAAATGATAGGTTTTGGAATATTCCTAGGAATATTCCTAAGAATATTTCGTCGAGTATTTCGTAAAGGAGATGGACTATTTAAATAATTTGCAACATCTATACTTCTTGTAATAATCTTTTGTCTTAAATCAGGCCATACACCATCAATCAGTTCAATTGTATTAAACATATGTGTATCTCTTGCATAATTAATTAATACATGAAACATATTGATTACAGAAGAAGGAGAAATATCAAATTGTTTATTAGTTTTTATATAATCAAGTACATTTCCATATTCTTTTACTATTTTTGGAATTATAGATTTAATTGAATTTAATATTGTTTTTAATTGCGGTTTCAAGTCTTTTTGCGATGTAATTTTAGAAGAACTACTAAAAAATGGAAAATATGATTTTATAGAATGAGTATCTTTTTTAAGAGCAGTTATAAGATCAGAAAATGACAAATAGGTATCATTATAGAATAGAGCTTTTTGTTCTAATTCAAATATCATATTTAATTCAAGTCTTTTTCCTTTTTTTGCTAGTTCAATTGTATTTAAAATAGATGTTGTCATTTCATGGAATGAATCGACAATATCTTGAGGAGTTTGAAACCCCATATTCTACTATAGAAGATTGTTTTTACTTATTACGACGAGTACGATTTCGTTTTCGTTGAAAAGGATATGTAGTACTACTACGAGTACTACGGCGACGACCTCCTGTTTGAGCAGGAGCAGGAGCAGGAGCAGGGGGCTCGGGACGACGGTAAGGAGCTGGTTTACTACGTTCTTCTCGTATCGCATTTAAAATCTGTGGAGGATCTGCAATTTTCTTACGCTGAATTTCTTGTGCCAATTCGGGATAAATTGTATCCAAAAACAGAAGGGTGTCAAACCCATCGTAATAATGATAATTGATAAGAAAGTTAAATAAATTAACGGATAGTTTGTTACAGATATCGTATCCATGTTCCGTTTCTAGAAATCGTTCTAGTTCCTTTGTGATTTCTTTTTTACCAATAATTTTTTGGATTGTTGCAAATATTTTTACTAAGAGTGTCTTTAACTGATCACTATTGCGAATTGTTGTTGTTTTAAAAATAAATCCTTTTCGCGTATCTTGCTCCACTTTTTTAATAAACTTTTCAAAATTGTAATAAATACCATCATAAATGATATTCTCTTTATTAAGATGTTTAATAATATGTAAGACAATATAATCTGTTCGATTCGCTGTTTGAATCGTTTTATTTATTTTATTCACCATTGCATGAAATAGTTCCACACGGTCTTTATCCGTTCGGATATGTGACATATTGTAAGTAGATGTCATTTCTAATTATAGAAAAGAAATGTAAATGGTACCAACATTAGACTCTTGTAAAAAGATCCAACGAGGTGCCAATGCAATCCTTTACTGCATCTGCCTGTGCAAACGCATCGGTGGAATACATAGATCCAGCCAAGGTTCGGTAGGAGTTTTTAACGCTGCCCCATGGTTGCCCTGCAACCGCAGAATTATCATGAGGATACTTGGCACCAGAGGGTTGGCAACCAGCTTCACGGAAGGCACGGCCCAAACATTCGGGAGAAAAAGGTCCCAACGCATCCTCTCCTACATCGCAAAGATTGATCTCTTCCCCTCCTATGGCTAAATACCGTGCCGCCTGTTGAATCTGTTTGGATTTTCCACTCACCATTGCATTTGTCAAACTAGTATAAGCTGTTAATGCAGTACTAATTGATAGACTTCCATTCCCATAGAGATCGGGGGTAAGAGTCACCACATTGGCTTTCGAGAGAATATCCATCGCTACACGATCAGATTCTGTGGGAGAAGATCCACGCGCTATCATTTGATAGAGAGTTCCAGTAGGAGTGCAACCACGCGCGGAAGCTAAGGCCAGTAAACATTCTCGTGTTAGTTTTCCATTGCGAGGTGCACAAATACTAACAGGGGCTGGAGGAGTCGTCTCCCCTACCACATTTCCATTGGTATCCAGAATGGGCACAGAAGGTGGTGCAATAGGAGAGGGACAGCTTCCTCCTGTAAAAGGTCGAGTACTACAAGAACCAGTATCATCGGTAGGATATTTTACACTTCCATCCGAATTGACTGGAACCGCATGACCCTGCGACTCACACCACCCACACTCGGATGTCACTGCTTCACAGAGTGTAATTCGTTTACAAAGTTTAATATCTTCCATACGAGCAGCATCCTCTAAATTCCAATACCAAGTACCAGTAGGATATCTGAACGGAATTTGACGATCAGCAGGACCTGCAATCGTTCCAAGCGTTCCTAGACTGAGTCCATCAGGAACAAACCACCACCCACATCCAGTTTTGGCGGTCAAAGCACGATTCAGTTGGCGAGGATGCCGGGCTAATCGACACGTCTGTTCATCCTTGGATCGAAATTGAATCATCGGATCCTCTTGAAACTTTTTTGTATAATCTACTACGGATCCATCAGAGGTATTCATGGCTTGATTGACTGCATTTGTGGCCAAACCGGGATTAATATACACAGTATTCAAAGAAGGCATTGCTTGTTGCGTTGCTACAAAATTAGTTCGCGCAATAGTTGAAAATCGTTCTACAACTGGAGCAGATGTTAGAAGTATCAATAGCAAGAAAGCAATCAATAAAACTCCTATCCAATACTTCATTCCCTATTAAAGGATCTATAAAAGTCTATATCTTCAAATAATAGATCAAAGATTGTGAATTGGTAATCGCCATATACGATTCACTAATACTAATATTGGTAGCTCCCCCTGGGATTCGTTTCCAATCAGATAGGCGAGTAGAATAACCCCATATATTCCCTTGACGATTTACTCCAGCTACTTTTCCTTTACTAGATACAACAACCTGTGTTAGAGCGCCTGGAATCAACTCCCATATGCTACCATTCCATTTAAATATCTGATCTTTTACATCAACGCACCACATTATATTTCTATTTCCTACACTAATTTGAGCGATTCCATTTCCTGGAATGTTTTCCCATGCATCCACCCTTCCTAGGTATCGCCATAATCTTCCATTCTCATTATTTACACAAATAATCGTTCCATCGGATCCAATGCTTACCCATTTTGCTCTCATTCCAATACGGAACCAACCATTGGTGCCTCGCTGGTATACGTTATTGTCCGCACCAATTCCTACACACAGCGTGGAACTTTTTGCATCAATTTGTATAAGTGTTCCTGGAATCATCTTGTAGACTCCCGTCAGTACGGTACTTGCCCATATCGAAGGAGCAAACGGACTTATTCCAATCACACTGTTATCATCTCCTACTGCAATTATGGTGAGTCGATTGTTTGGACCAGGATCCAAGATCCATTTTCCAAGACTAGCAATTTCAATCCAGTTGGGAGGAGGAGCTAGTGTAATCCCAAAACAAGCTGCCAATGTATCCTGAGATCCATCCGTGTTTGCCAATTGAAAAATACGATTAAAAAATCCTTGAATTCCTTCGATTGATCCATCCGTAGAAGATGTAATTTTCTGAACTGCCTTCGAATCTACCTGTCCCCCCTTCAAGGGAGCAATAGTTCCTCTGGGTGTGCAAGTTTGAAAAGGTGTTGCAGTTAATTGCCTTTTTGTAACACCGTATTCCCCTTTCCGAATACCGCTGTACCGATCTCCAATGGAAACATACGTAGCAGGAATCGTTGATTTGACACTTCCTTCAAATCCTTCTTTTCCAGCATTGCGATATAAAAAATCCATGCATTCTGGTGAAATCGGCGCTTCTTTGGGAAGTAATCCAACAGATCCATCCGATCCTGCTACAATTTCTTCACAAGGAGATGCTATCTCAAAACCAAATAGTTTCATTGCTGCTTGATTTACTACAGCACGTGAAGCAAGAGATCCACCAGGAAGTACTCCACTTGTAGCAATCCCAACTAATTCACTTACATAATTTGATATAGCATCTTCAGATCCTCTCTGCAATTCTTGAATAGCAGCTGCTCCTCCAATTGT